AATCCTCTGGCGCTCCACGTCCAAGCGCTGTGCAGCAAGCTGCACGTCGGCCTGATCTTTCTGGGCTTTCCTTTGCTGCTCCATGCCCTTGATCTGAAGCTCTTGCTGCTGCATCTGTACCAACGGATCTTGCGCTATCTGTTGGGCCTGTTGCTGTGCGGCCTGTGCTTGATGTATCTGAAGCACTTCTTGTGCAGCCTGTGCCACATACTTTGCCATCGCAAGCTCTTCAGCCTCAGAGACCCTCTGATCAGGACCCGGCAGGGGCGCGCCCACGCGCTGCTCAATTTCTTGCCTGTACCTATACCCTAAGTGTTCAGCGACGTGAGCCATCATTGCACCTTGCATCTGCTGGGCCATCGGATTCTGCCCAATAACCTGCATGATACTGGGGTCTTGCAGGAAAGTCATGTGTGCAGTAATGTGTGCTTGATGATCCTGATAAAGGAACGCTTTGATAGGTGCTCCTTTAAGCACGTTCATGTTCTCCGTGATAGGGTCACGAGGTTTCTGGTCATCGGGCAAGGGCACAAGTTTGTCTGCGTTAGGGATGCTCAGCACATCAAGCATCTGCCTGTGCAGACGCGGCAGGTCGTATAGCTGAGGGGCTCCTTGAGCTAGCTGCAAGGCAGCCTGATACTGCACCACCCGCTGCGCCATTGTCGAAGCGTTGGGGTCTGATACGGGCACCACCTCGACAAGGTCGTAGTCTTCCTGCTTGACCTGAGGTGACCCGTCTTGCGGTACATAGCTGTAATCAGGCGAAGTGTAGTCTCTGATGATCTCTTTAAGCAGCTTGAACTCTTCTTTCATCGCTGCATGGATGCGGGCCTGCACAGCACCCATCGTTTTTAGCTGCCGCTCCAGGAGAGCAAGGGTGGTACCCACCGGAGCCTGACTCGACATGTCGCTAATTTTCATGTCGGCCATACCACTCAGGCGACGGGCCTCCTCGGTGATCTGATTGAGTAGCGCAAGGAGTACCTGACTTGGCTCTTTGTAAGGTAGAGGCAGGATGTTGTCCCGGATAGACCCTGAGGGGACATCCACATCACGGAACTCTCCGGGAGCAATAGGCGTGTCATCTCCCTTGATCCGCAGCCCACGAGATTTGAGGCCGCCGGGGAGGTTTGCAAGAGACCCTGCGTCCACAAGTTGTCGGATCAGCATCGTCCCTGCGGTGGCATACCCACCAATGATGTGGATCAACCCAAAGCCATAAGCCCCAAAGCCGGGTATGTACACGTAATGTACAAAGTGCTGGCGCGCCTGTTTTTTAGGGTCATCCTCCCTATAGTTCCTACGAATCGCCAGAACTTTATCCGTTCCTTTGTCGATGGTGATGACATAAGGTAGGGGAAGTTCTTCTTCGTACCCGGGCAAGTCGTACTCAATCTGTATCTCACAGATCTGATACCGCTCATCTTTTATAGCATCAACACCTTCTTTTTCTGCTTTAGCTTTCTCGATGTCGGTCTGGGTTGCCGAAGGCTCCCCGATATCAACGTCCCGGTAGAACCCGCTTACCTGAAGTTTGCGCAGTTCGTTCTTGGTCTTGCGCATGATGTGCGTAAGGCGGTCTGCACGCCGGATGTTTGTTACACCGTATGGAAGAATGACATCCTCGGCAGGCACATAGAACGACACCTGCCGCTCCAGGGATGGGTCGTAGTAGACCTTCTTGAACGAAGAACCTGCAAGGGCCACACCCCATAGCGCACGTTCATGCTCTGAGCGGTACTCTGGCATCTTGTCTGTAAGCTGATAGTTCATATCCGCTTCGACCCGTTTTGCAGCTTCCTCCATTTGCGGAGAAGAAACACCCACAATACTGGTCTTCACAGGCCCGTCCGCAGGGAACGTCTCCATGATGGACTCGCTCTGAAAGCGAATCGCAGACTCTGTAAGAAGTGTGGAAAATACACCACAAGCACCATCCCAAGGCTCGGTAACCTCATCGTACCTGAGGCCCAGCACGTCCAGCCCCTTTACGTAAGTGTCCGCCCAATCTTTTCTTGCAGTGATGTCTGTCTGCACAAGCTCCATGATGTCGCCCGCAACTTTTTGCAGGTCCGCTTCTGTCATGTACTCAGCAAGATTGGAACCAAATTCTTCTTCCTCACCCTCACTCTCGCTCCCTAAAGAGATCTCTACATCCCCAACCCCTATGGTTACGCTCTTGGGGTCTTCGATTTCGATCTCAATGGGGACCTCTTGTTCTGCCAGCGATTCGATGCCCACAGGCATCGCGTAAAGTGCTTTCTCCATGCTTTCTCCTACAGGTAGTACCCACGCTTCGAGGCTCGGAAGCCTTTGAAGTAGTTGATCGCTTCAGGCTCATCCGTGGGCAGACGGAGGAATCCGCCTTGCCTGAACCGCGCTAACGCTAATGTAGTTGAGTCCACATAATCATCATACTCACCCGCAGGAAAAGATGCAACCTCGTCAATGAGTTCTTCTGCCCAATTCATGTTTGGTGCCCATACATGTCCCGCTTGAATGATATCTGAAACCGCATTAAGCCTTGTTATCTTATCATTGCCCTTGCTCGGAGTGAATTCTGATACCGGCACCCCCATGCGACGCAACTCTTGGTAAAGTGATATACCAGATGCTTTTTTCTCTACAATTAACGCGTCAGGTTCGTAGCTTTTGTACTCTTCCATTGCTTTTTTCTTTAGTTCAAAAAACTCAAGTCGTGCACGAAAAGCGTTAAGTAAAATTATATTAGTGTTACCTTCTTCCGTAGTCCACACACCCCACGTTGTACACGCAGAATAGTCTGCACGATTAGTTGTTTCAAACGCTGTATCCCATGCCTGGATGATAAAATCACACTTTGGAGGGTCTTCTTTCTCCCAAACTCTCCACCATTCGCGCTTAACGATAGCACCTTCTTCAGAAGTAGGCTGCTGTTGGTACTGAGCCTGCCATTTTGAGTTCGGAAGCTCCTCTTTTAGTACAGAAAGCTCATCTAATGGCCAAAATTCAGGCCAAAGTGGGTTCCCAGAAGGTAAAATTGCAGGAAATTCGATCACCTCCCACTCATCTCCTCCTCTTTGAGCTGCATTTTTGAGCACCTGCCCCGTCAAGTCCTTCAAACCCCATCGCGTCATCACAATAACGATAGATCCCCCCGGTTGCAGACGCTGTCTTGGGCCTGAAGTGTACCACTCATACACCTTATCATAGATTTCTGGGTTGGTTGTGGCCAGTGCAGCCTCTTGTTCTGAGTGTGGGTCGTCAATAACCAGCAAATCTGCACCCTTACCGGTCACCGCACCGCCTACACCTATGGCAAAATATTCACCACCTTTGTTTGTGTTCCATCTACCCGCAGCTTTTGAGTCGGCTTGCAACCCTACGCCGGGGAAAATATTTTTATAACTGTCTTGATCAACAAGATTTCGCACTTTTCTACCAAAACCTACGGATAACTCAGCAGTGTGCGCCGTCTGAATTACTTTTTTATCAGGAAATTTCCCCAAAAACCAGGAAGGCAAAAGATAAGAAGCAAATTCAGATTTGGTATGGCGGGGTGGCATATTAATAATCAATCGTTTTGTTTTGCCTTCTATCACTCTTTCAAAAGCCGCAGCCATTCTGAGGTGGTGTCTACCTAATATAAACGTAGGCCAAACTTTCTGCACATATTTAATAAATTTACTCTGAGCAAGCTCTCTTTCTTTTAATTTTTCAAACAACGCCAGCTCAGCATTTAACTTGCGTTTTTCTGAATCAGAAAGTTTGGGTAATATTTTCTGTATATTAGCCAAAGATATGTTATTCAGTCTGTGTTGCATCGTCTTCTGTGCCGTATATATCAGGAGTTCCCAAATGTGCATCCAGGTCATCAAGTGGTATTGCCTCGACATCAACTGTATCCGAATGCAGCAGTCTTTTGATCCTTTCAGCAATTGACGTTTCAATATCGCTTGCGTTTTTATAATGCACAGTTACTTCACTGCGTTCCGTAAATATACCAATATCGCTGTGTTTACCTAATAACTCCAAAGCTTTTATTTCAATCCTTGGGTCGCCGCATGTACATAATTCTATAAGCCTGTTTGTAATAAATGTTCTGGCTTGCTGCACGTCACTAATGACTTGGTGATCGTACTGCGTAAGTATTGCGGCTAACTTTATTGCAACACCCGGTTTGACTACTGTTTTTTGAACACGCTGTGTACCCTTAATCAGTTCTTGAGCTTTGTGTTCATCTTCAGGACTGAAATCTAACGAACCACCTAGCTGCTCAATAAGTGCAGCAGTGTTTGCAGCAACAGCAATCTTGTCTTTGTCTGTTACAGGTACGTCCGACTCCAGACTGTAGGGGAGAGGGTGTTCTGTGTTTGGCTGTATTGTAATCATGGGATAGGTGCACCAAGATTGAGATGCCCGCAACTATACACGTAATTTATAGTTTAGCAAGGGGGGAGGTTGAGACTCCTGACGGGGGGTGTTTCCCATAGAGAGGGGGTGGGGGTGAATTAGGTGAATGTAAGTATGGGGTGGGGGGTTAGGTGAATGTAAGTATGGGGGTGGGGATTGGATGAGCAGAACAGAGTGTAGGGGGTGCCCCTCCTCCCGTCGCGTGGCTCGGGGTGGTACGGGTACCGTGGGGTAACAGTTACAGCGTTTAGTAGTAACCCTAGGGATAACCCCTAACATTGTTAGGCTGCCGTTCATCGGTCGATTTTGACCGTTCATAAAGTATGACAGCCGGTAGAGAAAAGCCGATGAATAGCATTGACTTTTCTGTGCATTTTAATCTACAATGTATCCATGTTGTGAAAGAGCAACACCACCAGGGAGTGTGGGGTTCTTACAACATACCACCTAACAGTGTTAGGTGGCAACCCTCTAGGAGATTATACCATGTCGAATATCACTATTCCGGCTGATCTTATTGCTGCACGTCAGGTAGCGGTGGAAAGCGAACAGACAAACTACGGCGCGCGCGTTGCGTATGCACGTGCCCTAGTAGATAACAGCGGTGGCGTACTGTGGTTCACCGATGGGGTAAAGATGCCACCTCTTATTGAGGCCGAAAAAGAAGAATACTATAAAGGCCTTAAGGCCCTCAAGTACCCCGATGGGCGAGTCGGTTACAGCAACCCCTCCAACGCGTGGAGGAAGGTGAAAGAGTATGCACTCGCATACGCTACGGAAATTGGCCTTATAGTAGTGGAAAAGAAACCCGAGGCCAACAAAACCGAGGCCGACAGCGCATCCAGTGGCAATGCACGGCACACTCGCAGTTTCTCCCTGCGTGTACTGGAAGAGGTTGGCGGAGCATTCAAAGCAGGTCGCCGCCTCGAAAAAGAGGGTGCACTGACTGCGAAGGAACAGCAATGCTTAGCCCATCTGGGAAGCGCACTGGCCGCGCTTGGAATCGATCTTAGTACCCTCAAGTAGACTGCACCCGCGCAGACAGAACCCGCCGACGGCGGGTTTTTTGTTGCCTAACCTAACAATGTTAGGTTAGGCCTTTTGGTGCGGCAAAGCCGCACCAGTTCCCGAGGCGGCGATAGCCTAATGTTACGTCGCGCCCGACTGCTATGCTGCGTGCAGCATAGCACTTTCTCCGGCGCTTGTCAAGTTGTTTTTCCGCACCAGTTCCCGAGGCGGCGATAGCCTAATGTTACGTAACAATGTAAAGTTACAGATAATGTTAATAACAAAAAACGCGTAAGTGCTTGATTTGCATGGGTAAAAGGGTAATGTTACAATGTTACGCCGAAAATATAGAGGGTAAGGGGTGAACGAGTGCGAACACCCGCACCACAAAATCCTTCTTTCACCAATAACAAAAAAATTTTACCCCCCCGCTCTCTTGGAAACGGCATAACATTGTAACATTATCATTTTCAAATATATATATATATATACCCCCTTGATTTTGTTGAAGATTTTCCTCTCTCCCCCTGCAATTCATTTGTA